TTGATCGCCGAAAGCTGGGTCGAGTTGCTATCGAGTTCTTGGCGAATCTCGATGGCTGTCGGGCCGCTGGCGCTGGTGAGCGTGCGGGTGGCGTGGCTCCAGATGTCGCTCGGCGTGACAGATGCTGGTGCGTTGGTGAGCGTGTCCACCGTGCCGCCGGTGATTTCGCGGGAGGCAGCAGACCAGACGGCGCTGGCGATTTCAGCCTCGGTTGGAACATCTGGCGAGTTGGTCAGCGTTGTGGCCGTGTCAACCAGCCCGCCCGTGATTGTGCGGGTGGCGTGGCCCCAGACTGCTTCTGGTGTGAGGACTGCCGTGCCTGTGGTCGCATCGACGGGGACGCCGAGGGCGACTGATCCGGCGGCGGGGACGGCCAACACGCCCGTGAGAGCGCCATCGGCATAGACGGTGCCGCTGCGGACATCGGCGGGGGCGGCTTGGGTGAGGCTGTTGTCGGCGGTGAACATGTCCACATAGGTGCCTGTGCCGTTGAGGGCGTAGCGTGTTTTTGCAACGCTGGGAGTCGTGTCTAAAATGAATTTTTGCGCGTAAACAGGGACGGTGCCGTTTTGGCTGGATATAAATGAGCCGGATATTTTTAGAACGCTGGATGCGTTTGTGGAACTAATTCCTGACGCTGAATTGGTCGCGGTCACATCTCCTGCTATTGTTAGACTGCCGGTAGATGCGTTTAGTATGCCATGAGAAGCTGATCCGCTTCCTGCGGAAATATTTCCAGTAACGGTGATTGTTCCAGTTGATGCGTTATTCAACCCCACAATCGATGCTGTATTGCTGCCAGTAATACTTCCCACAACAGTGACGCTACCCGTTGATGAATTTTGAACGGCGTGACTGGAAGCGGCTGAACCAGCTATTAAATTTCCAGTAATTGTTACGCTGCCCGCTCCCGTGGAACGAATACCGTGAGTAGGAAATGATGCATTAGTTCCAGTTCCGCCAGTAACATTGCCCGTCACAATAATTGATCCTGCGGAATTTATCCAAACTGCAAAAGCATCGGCGCCACTTCGGGCTAAAATGTTACCGGTAATCGTGAGAGTTCCAGTGGAACTCATAATAACACCTTGAGACGACGCCCCTGTGCCTGAAGTGATATTGCCAACGATTGCGGCTGAGTTGCTACCCGTTAAAGAAATAACAGCTGACGATGCCGTGCCGGCTACAATATTTGCCGTCAATGTGACGCCGTTCTGGAGAGCGTATGTGCCTGTTCCCGCATTCGATACTGTATCGCAAGTTGCGTTGGCGGTGATGGTGATCGTGTGTCCTGTCGAGGCGCGGGCTTCGTCGCCGACTCCAGGGATGACCCCGCCGACCCATGTCGCGGTTGCGTTAAAGTTGCCTGTTGCCGCTGAAAGAATGAGGGCCATAACTTAGAGTCCTTTCGCTTGGATGTAGGATTGGAGGGCGGCTTGGATCGCACCCACGGCTTGCTGGGTGGCCTGATCCGATCCGGCGAGCGTGCCGAGGGAGATGCCAAGCGCGGCAGCGTCGGCGGTTTCGACTTGGCCATCAGCGATGCGGGTCGGGATGAGGCGCATGGCGACTTGGGCGTCGGTGGCCCCGTCGGCGTGGTATTTGCCGGTGATGGCGAGGTTGAGGCTGAAGCGGTCGTAGGTTTTGCCGTCGATTTCGATGGGGTTGGTAGCGATCATGGTGGTGGGTTTTAGGGTTAGGAAAATTGGAGAGATTCTTTGGAGGACCACTGGCCGGTGGCGGATTGCTCCGAGACGACATCGCCTGCGGAGTTGGTGGTGATTTTGTAGATGGTCCACTCTGCGGCGTTTTCGGCGGGGCCGCTTGAGGGGTAGTCGGTCCAGGCGAGGCGGCCGAGGTAGAGGTGGTCGCCGTCTGCGGCGTGGAGGAGCAGGTAGTCGCTGGGGTCGCGGGGGCGGGCTATTCTGAAAACTTCGTTGTTGTGGTCTTTGCTGAAAAGACGCCGGTCGGCCAAGTTCAAGGCGAGGCTCCCTTCGGCCACTTGGGCGGCGGTAGGGACTCGGCCTGGGACCGTGCTTCGCAGGAGTTTTATGACCGTGGCCATGAGGGAAGTTTTAATTTTTAAGGATTAAGTTTTAAGAAAGGGGCCCTGGAGCGGCGGGCGGGTTGGAACCGCGCCGCCGCTGTGGGGAGGGAGGGGAGCTATTAGAAGCTGCCGCCGTCGAAGTTGATGCCTTCGATGCTGCCGCCGGTGATTGCGACATTGTTGGCATTCTGCGTGGACATGGTGCCGAGTCCGGCAGCGGTGGTCTCCAAGCTGGAGACGCGGCCAGTCAAGGCTGTCGCGGCGGATTCGATGGCTTCGATGTCGGACTCCACCTCGTCGAGGCGGGAGTCGGCGCTGGCGCTTTCCAATGCAACGACTCGGCTGTCGAGGCCGCTGATGGCCGAAGCACGGGTGCTGGCCTCGCTGTCGATGTTCGACTGGAGGGTCGCGTCGTTGTTCGAGCGGGTGGTGGCCTCTGCGTCGATGTTGTCCTGGAGCGTGGAATCATTAGCGGCGCGGGTCGAGGCTTCGCTGTCGATGTTGCTCTGGAGGGTGGAGTCGGCGGCTTCGAGGGCCGAGACCGCGCTGCTGAGGGCGCTGGAGGCGCTGTTGGCGAGGGAGGTGATCGCTCCGTTGAGATTTTGATCCGCTTGCTCGAAGGCTTGCACAACCTCCGTCAACGAATCGAGCGAGCCCTGCGTTGTGTTCGAGAGAACATTGTCGATGCGGGTGCCGAGAGCGGCTTCTGCTGCGGTCGCACGGGTGACTTCGGAGGAGAGATCCGAGGATACGCTGGTGATCGCGGCTTCTCTGGCCGAGGTCTCGGAGGAGAGCTGGGCATTGGTGGCGAAGTGGCCTGCGCCGCCGATGATGATGTTTTCTACGCCGTCGCCGATGTAGAGTTTGTTATCTACTTTGTTGTAGGCGAGTTCGCCTGCATTGGCTGTGGAGGGGGCTCCAGCGGCACCGCTGAGGCGGCGTTTGATTCTGAGGATGTTTGCCATTGTGTTATTGGGGGGTGTTTGGGTTGTTCTGCGGGGTTCCTAAAACTCACCGCCGTCCGCGTCGGAGGCGATGGGGAGGTAGGAAAGGGTGTCGGGGTCCCAACGGTGGGGGATGTTGGAATCTTGCGGAAAGTAGATGCGGGCTACGGTGCCGGGGTTCGGAAAATCTTCGAGGGTCGGGAAGGCTTGAACATCGTCAAAGTCGTCAGGAATCATCGAGCCACTGATCTGGCCCGCTGAGTCGAGCTGGGGCAGAGCGATGTTTTGCGCCGCGCCGGAAAAGGGATTGAAAAAAACCTGCGACATTAAGTGTAGGGCGGGAATTTGATCTCGACGCTGCGGATCTCCGCGTTGTCGGCCGTGGGGGGATTGGCTCCGAAATAGGTATTCACGATTCGGGCTACCGAGGTGCCGTTGAAAGTGAAATCGACATAGCTTGTGTTGTTCGTCGCGGGGGATGTGAAACGAACATTTTCATACTTGGTGTAAGCGGGAGTAGGAAAACCTGTGCTCACCCGCAGAGCCCCATCTGGTGTGGCTTGGACGGGCTGGACAATGCCAGCAGTGTTGCGAGCGGCGATCTGAATTGTGGGGTTACTCATGTCGTTAATTTAATTATGGTGAAGGGTGTCAAGGGGTGGTTATTGGAAGCTGGCGGAGTAGCGGCGGACCTCGCCTTTGCGCAGCCAGGCGTCGTCCATGCGTTGTTGCAGGATGCCTTCGGCGCGGGAGAACTGGTAGTTGGCTTTATCCATCTGGCCGTCCTCGGAAAGCGTCTCAGCGAGCGCGTAGAATTTGAGGTAGTCGGCGAGGAAGGCAGGAATGCGGTGGCGGAGCCAATGCTCCTCATTTGTCGGGAGATTGCCGGTGGTGTCGGCGATAGCCTCGTAGCAATCTCCGGTCGTGTTGTAGTAAACGAGATCGCCCGCTGCGTAAGCGGTGGAGGCGTTGAAAGCGGTCGCTGTGAAGCGGGGCTGAGGCAGGGAGAACTCCACCCAGACCGGCTCGCCCGCCGTGTAGCTGGTATCGGTGATGAGGATGCGGTCGTCGGTGACGACATGGCAAAAGGTCTTGGTGAGTGGCTGCGAACCGCATTCGTGAGGATTGCGGTCGTAGATTTTCAGCACCGTTCCGATAGGCTTCAGACCTTGCGCAACAAGCGGAATGTAGGGGAACTCATCCTCGGCGGCTTCATTCGCGCTGGTCTCAATGTAGGTCGCGGTCGTGCGGTCGTCCCACGCGACATTCACGGCGGTGTCGATATTCAGAAGATCGCCCGCAGCGGTCGTGGTGACGCGCTTGATTCGCCACACAGGGTCCGAAAATTGCGAGCCCTGCACAGCGCGGCCAATATAGGAGGTGGTTCCCACATAGTCGGACTCGTAGGTGTAGACGCC